GCAACGAGAAAGGGAACTGGAAGAAAGGGCTGCAAATTGCGAATGTGGTGCTTGGCAAATGGCAAAAAATGGCGAGGTTATTCATGTAGCAGATTGTTGTTGTGGAGCAGAATAGCAGCATGACGCATAACTAGCGGCTTTGCATGACGAGTCATCCATACACAACCCCCGATAGCGACGAACAACGATTAATATTAATGAATTAAATTTTAAAAACAAGAAAAATGAAAGTATTTGATGAAAAACACGAAGTCATTGTTGATTGTTGGTTTAAGCCAAAAGTGAATAATGCAAAACAGGGAGACATAATACCTCACCAAAAAATCGTAAGTAGAATTGAGTTTTATCATCGTCAATTTATCAATGACCAAGAAGTGTTTGTAAAAATTCAACTTACAAAAGAAATGATACGTGATTTATCTGATAAAATTCAGGGCATTGAAAGTGAAGTTGTCGAAATGCCTTTTGACGATTTGCCGTTTTAGACTTCACCACAACCCCCGATAGCGACGAACAACAACGAACAACAACGAACAAATGAAACCTGTAATTGTCACCTGCCTAAACAACCGACCTGCAGTTAGCGAAATCATGCTGCTGTGTGCAAGGCGTCTCGGCCTCGAAGTCTACGCGGCTTACACCGAAACACAAGACCTGTTACTACTCGACACCTATAACGCCAATAGTGTGCAACATCACAATATGCCGGGCGCGAAATGGAACGCGGCTTTAAAACTCGCACTCGACTCCGACGCGACTCACTTTCTAATCATGGGCGACGACGATAGTTTGAGCAGTGAGGGGTATGACAAACTATACCTTTCGGCATCGTATGGAAATGATTACGTCGGCTTCAAATCAAACGCCTACGTTGAACTCACGACGCGTAACGCCATGCGACACGACTATCACTACAAATGCGACAAACTTATTGGAGCTGGGCGAATGATAAGTAGGCGAGCGATTGAGGCCGTGAGTTATGCAGCGACGGTTCTCATTAAACGCGAAGGACTTCCAGGCCGTTGCATGATCAAAGGCGAACACGCATCTTTGCACCCAGAAGTCGCGAAGTATTTAATCGCCTACGGTTTTGTCGCAGCCGAAATTCCACCGACTTATATCGGGCTTTGGCCGAACGACCGAAAGTCAGCCCTCGACCATTGGTCTGAGCTTCGCCTTGTCATGGGCGGCTTTGTACCGAAGGCTGTTGATGACGGGGCGATCCACGTCACCGACTTCAAAAGTGAGATCAACATTTGGCCTTATTCGTCACTCGAAGCCAAGTGCAAGAAGATCCACCCGAGTGAAGCCGTTTGGTTTCTTGGTAAGGAAGAACGGGAAATAATTTATAACTTTGAAATAAAATAGAACATGAGCGAATTTGTAAATGAGATTATTAGAGACCTAGAAAAAAATCCTGAACTATTTCGAGACTATAAAGGCAGGGGTGTTCAAATCGGGAATGTTGTCGTTTATGACTACGGCAACACAAAATTTCTTTCTATAATATCGGTTTCGATAAAAGGCGCTATAATTCCAACTTCATATTTAGATCGCTGGAGATTGGAAGTTGCTATTAAAAAGTGGTACAGGAAAATTCCTTTGTGGATACTATTAAGCTAATCATCCACAAAAAAACCCCGTCACGTTTGGCGGGGCTTTTCATTGAATTTTAACCTAAAAACTATTATTAACCAAAACGTTCTATAAGTCACCGAGCGACACCGCCCGTCTATTGTCAGTCACACTCCAATAAGCGTCCGCTCCTTCATTCTTTCCGTTGGCTATCTGAGTCTCATAACTGAACCAAATCGCCATGTTTTTATTAGAGTTATATGTAACCGTTCGCGTTGTACTATCGTAATCAAATGAAGTACCTGATTCAACTGTCGTCGTCAAACTATTACTATCTACCGTGCTGAAGGATGCGCCGTCGCAAGTTCCGAAGTTTCCGTATTCGTAGTAGAGCGACCCCATTACATTGGTCGTTGACATTTGACCTCCATCACCCGGAACACATTCATTGAGATAACGCCATCTAATTGCGCCAACCTTTATTCCTGTTGAGCCATAACTTGTGATCAATGGAAGTGTTGCGCTTGTCGTGACCGCGTTACCATTTATATAAATCGTACCTCTATAACTATTTGCGCTCACTTTGTCGATGGTGGCAAATAAGCTCGTGACGTGTGTAGATGGGTTATACTCTTGTCCTATCCTACGTCTACTCGAATACTGTTCAAGTTCTGCTCGGGTAATTGCTCTCGGCTTGGTTGCGCCTTTGGCAAAGAATTTCATTTGCAATAGTTCTGCTTCTGTGTAATATCGGGCAACTCGTGTATATGGATCGGTTAGCATAAACCCAAGATCAGGGCGTAATTGACGACTGTACCATTTACCGGATTTATTCCAAACATTCAATCGCATTCCGTCGCCCGTGTCTGTAAAGACGTAACCTGAGTCATGTGGTGCAATAGTCTCATATCCGAATTCATGCACGAAGTTTGAAACAAGATTCAGTGCATATACGCCCGCCTGAACAGTTGATGCCACAGGTCTGCGCGCCTCGCGAATGACTACTTCTTTTGTGGTGGTTGGCACTCCACCAGATACTTTTTTGGTTTCGAGTTTTGTGAGTTCAATCGCTGCGGGCACATACTCCTGCGTAAACACAACGTTCTTTAATGAATTGAAAACATCCTCGGGCAACCCGATGTCGTTTGCTGTTAGTTGGCTGTAAGCCGTGACCGTGACGACGGCCAGAATTAGGGTGAATAACTTTTTCATTTGATATTAATTTTGATTTAAAATTTTTTCCATTTCTTCGATGATGTCGTCCTCTGGTTCCTCGCCTTCCAACTTCACGTCGGCATCTATTTCAATTGAAAACCCAAGCACCTCACCTGCCTTGACTCTATTCCACAACTCGTCGTTCATAACTTTTGAACCAACGAACCAAGTGCCGTCTTGCATTGCTTCAAAACCAAGCGCAAGTGATTTGTCGCTGTCACCTTCTTTCAGCCACGACTCAACTACAATACTATCCTTCACGGGCTTTTCGTGATCCTCAGTCATGTTGTGGTGCATGTTCTGTTCAAAGAATCGATGCGCCATTTTCTCCACGACTTTCTTCGGGAACTTGATATAGAAAGCCTCGCCTTCGGCAGTCACTCGCAAGATAGGAAGGTCTGGTATCATCGCAGGCCCGTACACCATGCGGCGTTCCTCATCCACTTTCTGCATAAGCAATTGCTCTTTGAAGTGCATGAAGTTCTTTTTGATCGCGGGCGCATCGACAAACGAGATAGCGTAAACCCCGAGTTCGCCTTCTTCATCCAACTGCGCTGTGAATACTTTGATTTTTTCCATGTGACAAAACTATATTATATTTGCCTCACATTGTTCGCGTTCGCGAATTATTGTAGGTATTTGTTTTATTTAGTTAAGGTCGCCCTCGAAACGTCGGGGGTGTTCTTTTTTAAAGCCGTGCCTGTTGTTCAACTTTCTCACTCGCTTCAATAGCTGACCGCGCCTCGGTTGCGATAACAAATGCCTTCGCTGGTTGCGGTGGCCTGTTGTTCACAAAGTCTGTGTTCACGGGGTTGAACTGAGGAACGCCGCCTGCGGGAACGCCGCCCGATGATGCCACAGAACCACCGCCCGCGCTTACTGAACCACCGCCGCCACTTGAATTGAATTTCGTTTGTCTTATCTTATTGACCTGTGCAAGTCCTGCGGCAAGCGCGAGGCCTGCCTGAATTGCGGGATAACCTGGAAATAGAACCGTCGCTGGGTTGGCGGCTGCTGATGCAAACGCCGATGTTACACCTTTGTAGGTTTCGATAAGAGCCTGCGCAATTTGTAGCCCTTTATTGATTTCAAATTGACGTTTGGCCTGTTGTTCGTTCTTTGCCTGAAATGAATCGTTGAGGGATATGAGCGCGCCAATGCCATCGCTTGCCACCTGTAACTTCGCCGCCTCCACTTGCTTGGCATTAGCTATTTGTTGGTCGGTGTACTTCTGCTCAATAGCTGACACCTCGTCAATATTGGCCTGCGTTATCTGTGCAAGTAACTCAGCATTACCCGCCGCCTGTTCACGAAGTTTTATGTACTTCTGATCGGCAAGTGCAATCTCCTTTTCTTGCCCCTCAGCCATTAGTTCAAGTTCGAGTTGCTGTTGTTGCTCGAGTATCTTAAACTTCTCATCGCCTTCACTTACTATGTTGGAAAGTCCTGATGCCGCCTGTGGTAAGTCCTTTTGAATCTTTTCCTGCAGTCGCCTTTGGAGTTCGAATATCTTAGCATTCTGCGCCTGAATTTCTTTTAACTCATCTTCACGCGCCTTCCTTCGTTCGGCTGCGGCTGCGGCGTTCTTTTCGCGCTCCTGTAATATATAACCGTCGCGTGTGTTTTCGAGTGCGGCCAATTGTTTACGCGCCTCGTCGATTGTCTTTTCGCCTTCGGCTTTTACTTCCTCCGGATCAAATACTAATTTGGCGATTGACTCGGTGCCTTCTGACAATAACTTTTCGAGTCCAAAGTCCTGACCAAATGCCGCCCCGATTTTATCGACGCCCTTTAACAGGAATTGAAGCGGGATCGTTAGGAAATCAATCGCGCCTTTGAGAAACTTTTTATTGCGTTCGGCTGCCTGTACTTGGCCATCAAGTATCACTTGCTGCGTTTCAATGGCTGCCTTTTGATTTAGGATAGCGGTATTCAGCGCCTCTTTTTTGAGCGCAAGTATTTCCTTCTCTGACTTACCTTGAACCTTTAAACTATTCTCGGTTGCACTTACTTGGTCATATTGAGCCTTCGCGCTATCAGCTGCCGCCTGTTGTGCTGCGGCTGCTTCTTGTTGCGCGGTGGTGACGCCATCGAACAACGTCGCTATCTTCTCAAAGTTGGCGATGAATAAGGTTGCACCCGTGATGATTAAGAATAGCGGGTTAGTGAGTAAGGCCTTGCCGAGTGTTGCAAAACCCGATGTGATGTTTTTAAGTCCTGCGCCAAACTCCTGAAACGTGAAGCTTTTCACCGTGCCGGCAATACCCTTGAGCGAACTACCTACCTGCTCAAAGTCGAGGTTTAAAAGTGATTCTTTTAGATTGCCCGCATTTGCTGACAAACGCTCGAACGAAGAACCCGCCTGACGGTTAATGGCCTCGCTTGCGTCTTTGATTCGGTCTTTTAGTTCACCCGCTTGCTTTGACAACTTCTGAAACTCGTCGCTGTTCACGTCGAGTGTTGACAGCTGCTTCTGCATTTCGCGAAGTTGTTGCTTCAAGTTCTGTGCGCTACTTGCTGCGGTGTCGAGTTGACCCGCGACCTTATCAATGTTTTGAATCGCGCCTGTCTGATCGACTTCTAACTGTATGGTGTACTTCTTTGCCATTATGTGAACAATCGGTAAATGATGTAAACGCCCACGCAAAACGCGGCGACGTTAATCGAGTTGTATAATCTACGACGCCACCCCTTCAATTGAAAGTCGTGGCTCGGTGCTTTCGCGCCCGCCTTCAGTAGTGCAAGGACGGTTGATATTGTTTCGTGGTTAGTCACTAGGTCGTCTCCTTTATGGTTAGCTCTTCGCCTGTTAGCGCGAAGTATAGGTTTTGAAGTTGGTGGATGTATAGCAATTTTACATTAGCGCCGTAATCATAAAAATGACCATCCCTAGTTACAAATAACCTTTCGCTAATTCGATATTGATTTGGCTGATGGTCAAAATCATAAACAATTGCACCAAACTTCAACAACCATTCTTCGGTTAGGGGGATGCCAAACAGATTATAGCCAAGAGTCAACACGCGCTGCTCTTCAACCAAAACATCGTTAGTATCGTCTAGTCGCAGAACAGTGAATACTTCGCCGTTATCTTTTTGTAGCTTGTTGCTAATCCTCAATTCATTCGCTTTCATGTTATATCTTTTAATTGTTTCCACAAATATATAAAAGTATATTAATCATGCCTAAACTGAATATAATCAAGTCGCGCAGTTAAAAAACAATCGGTGTGAGGGTGGCCGCTGCCCGTCTTTGTAATCTTCAACCTGTGTTCGTCTACATCCGATGCCACGTCAATAACAAGGTTCGGAGTTCCGAATGTAGTCTGTTTGAAGATGTCTGTAATAGTTCCCGCCGTTGCCGTTGGTGTGCCTGACACAAGTTCTTTTTTGAGAACGAACGCGAACTGTGATAGCGACGTGTTACCCACAACGCCAGACACTATTTGTTGAACCGATACTGTCAGGATGCACCCCCAAGCCGATGGTGTTTTAAGGTTCAAACGATTGGCTGCAATGCCATTTATCAACAACTCTATTTCGGTGGATGAAGTGTCAAACCCGCCCTTGCTGTTGAATACTATTGTTCCTATCTGCGAGTTACCTATTTGTGCGGTGCGGTCGTTTGAATTCCATCCGCCACCGATGTGCACGCCCGAAGTGTTGGCAGTTACGTTCTTCCCGAATACGGCAACTGCACCATGGTCGCCTTCCAATACAATGCGCTCACCGACGATGATGCTGTTGGGGTTTATGTCTGTGGACTGAATACTTTGACCTGAGGTGATGCTGTGCACATTCTCTGCGTTCTGCTGAATGTCCATGCCCATCGTCAAACTAAAGTCAGGCAATACACCCGCTCGTGTTGGTGCAATACCCCAAGATTCCATGCCCTGCGGCGCTGTTGGGTTTGGTCGCTCATTGAAACCCTGCTGAAAGCAAAGTGAACCAAGCGCCTCCCACCTGTAACCGTAACGCTCACAACAAGTCTGTGTTGCTGTCGCTGCGTCGCCGTTATTGTCCACAAAATTCACTGAGCCGTTGAGGTTAATTGAGAACGGGCGAACCGGACAATCTAACTGAGTGTTGATGATCTTAATTAGTTTAACCTGCGTAGGATCGCTTGCTCCCACTCCGTAGCCGCTTATTTCGAGGATTCGGTAATATGTGTCAACAATAAATATCTCGTCCGCAAAACTGAATTCGAGAACGTCGCCAACATTTAGGTTGAAGTAAGCCGTCAATATTCTTGCGTCCGGTGAATAGATTTCATTCAGATACGAGCGCCAATAGACATTGAATAAGTTGTTGTAAGGCGTGCCCGTGATCGTGAATGGCTGCGCCTCGGGTGCGAAGTTCAAGTCGTAGTCATCGACCTCTGCGTTGACTTGGCTGTAATGGTTGCCGAGTGCTATTTCGGTTATCTCACCAACCTCGTCTGTGATGTCGTCGTAGACAGCGATATTGGCCGTGCCGGCGATGTATAATATTCGAGCCCCAGGATTCACGAACTCGCCTTTGTCGTTGACGAACTTTGGTATCACTATGCCGCTTCCCGAAATTGCATTGCATGGCGTCGGCTGCGTAACGAGTTGAACAGTTAAATCGCCTTGCGCGAAGTCATTCGGAGTATCCGAACTACTGACGGTGTAACCCGTCACCTCGTATTCTCCGTATGTCCTGCCCGCGTCTTGAAATATTTTATTCCAAACGTCGCCGCCTTGTTTATAAGTGAACTTCAGCTTTGAGTTTTGTAGCGATGTCGTTGGCTCAACAACGATGTCTTTTGTCAGGTCGAGTTTGCCCGTCCAATCCCGAGTCGCACCACTTCCGATGTATGTCGTCATGGTTTTGAACATGAGTTTGTTCGGAATGTTTCTATCAGGAACGACGGCGCAGTTGTGCATATTGATAACGTCGCGAATGAATTCTATCTGCGTCATGTCGGGCGCGTTCTTAGCGAAGTCAATTGTCTGACCATACAACGCGCCATCGAAGCCGATGAGGGCAAAGCCCGTACCTGAGTTGAAGTCATTGTCAGCGTCTCCGAATAAGTCAACCTGCGGTGTGCCGCCTCCCATGTAAAGACCGATCTGTTGACCTTGCGTGAGCGTCACCACAACGTCGTATTGAATGTTGATAGTCTGACCAACGGGTGGGTTGTAAAGTGGAGTCACGCCATTGGGTATGGCCGCGCCTGAACTGATGTCGATGAGTCTGAAACCAAGCAAAGGAGCGCCGCCGGGATTGGTGTCACGTCTGAAAGTTGCGAATATCCGGAAAGTGTAAGTGCCGGTGTAAGGCGCGGTGTAAACCGACGACGCGAAGTCGCTATTGTTATCGTAGGTTTCGGTTAAACCAGTCAATTGTGAACTGATGAGTGTCGCCTGCACATTGAGTTGGTCAGTGGTGTAACCTGCCCTAAAGAAATAACCCTCTGGAGGTATCGCATATTGAATGGCCTTACTATTAATGAAGGGCATATAGTAGCCTTCGAGCAAAGTGAACAATGCCGAGGCGTCATAAACAAAACCCGCTTCTGTGATTATCTTATCAAATAGCCACGACCATTTCAGGCACGGCGTAAGTTCACCTGCATAAAGTGGCGCGTCAACGTTTAGGACCGAACGCGTTCCAGGTTCTCCGAGCTCTGAAAGTTTGAAACCGCGATCTGCGAGTATGTACCTATAGTCTTCTGTTGTTGCGGTGACAGCCGTATAAGTAACGGCGTGATTCAGATCCGAAAGTGCGGCAATGTCTTTGAGTTTTTTGGATCCAAGTTCTTTGGCAAGGTTGGGAGTCTCGGCAAAGAATGTTATTTCGAGGTCGTTTATTTGTCCGTTCTGCGTCAATGCCCTATTGACTTGCACGTGACCAACTGATATGGGCATGGTGTCGACACGAAGCTCCGCGTCCATCTTCTTATGAAAGTAGTTCGATGTGACACTCACATTTGGGTCAAACAATGCCCCGAAGATTTCAAGGTTGGTGCCTGAGAATGGAATACGGAACTGTCGCGTGAAGCCACCCGTAACGGCAAGGCTCAAAATATCCGTGAACCTGTAAGTCAACGCAATGGTCTCGACTTCATAGAGGTCAATGAGTTTACCTGAGTCTGTATGTATTAAGTGAACGCTCATATATAGTCGTTGGCCATTGTGAATTTAAACGAAACGTTTTTCAACTTACCATTACGCTCACGGCTCAATGTGTAATCTGTGGCCTCTATTTGAACAGGGAAGAAAGTGCCGTCGTCTTGGACCCAATGAATGGTGTTTGACACAAGTAGCGACTGCAGGAATATAAATTCATTCTCACTTATCCAATCCGAATTAACCGTGATAGATTTCTTTGCCGTCACAGCGATGGTGGTGCGGCCTGAGTCACTCACTGAATAACTGAATGAGTCGACTGCGCTGCCGTAGTTGCCGCGAACCTTCGTGTATGACTTGCGCTCGATGTTGAGGCTTTCTTCGTTGCGTTTTATGAAGTTTTGAAATTCCCAACCACCTCGACTACCGGCGAAAGCAATGCGAATGCGATCATACTTGCAATCGGTTTGACCATACAATGAGGCATTGTAAAAAACGTATAAAGCACTCGCTGGTGCGTCTGCTGATGTAAGGCCTCGCACCGTGTAGAATCGCCAATTTGGATAATCGGAAGGCTTCGGAAGTCCTGCGGTTACCGTGTTAGCATTTAAGTTAGCGGGATAGCAAAAGCAAACGTCAACTGGTGCGCCAAATATGTTTTCGGTATAGCCATGTGGAGCGCCCGAGCTATCGTATAAAGTAAGATTGATCTTTGCGACTGTCGCCGCCGGTAAATAACCATTGCCTCCATTGGTGGCGTAATTCAAAACGCCCCAGTCGTTTTCGAAGCATGGAATGTAAATAGTCTGGGTTGACGGCGTAACCCCGAACGAAGCGCCCCTATCCCAAATATGGGTGTCGTACTTGCGGTCACTCATCATGCGCTTGGTGTTGCCATTCAGCGCAAAACTTACGTCTACATTCGATCCGTTGGTATCGGGGTTGAAGCCTTGTTTGTTGTCGAAGTAACCGCAAACGAGATTGAACAAGTCTGTGTTGACTTCGCTGCCTGCGTTCTCTGTGAGTACGCCATCGACTAACCACCACTCCGATAAAGTTACATCAACCTGATGACGACTTGAATCGTCCTCGCTTAAAAAGGTGTCGGTGTTGTAAATGCCTTCCCCTGTAAACAACGTGTGATGCGCAAGTAACTGTCTGATGTTGACAACAAGTGAGCCGTCTGTATTGGGCGGCACGAACAAGGTGTATTCTTCGGCAGAAATATCTACACCAACATGCACACGAAATCGAAAGCCTGTTTCAGCTACGTTGTCTGAGGCCGCAACAACTACTAAGTCGTGATTGTTGACCGAAAATAAACGCGGTTTTTGTTCAATCGTTATCGCCATTACTCGCAGGTGTTACCGTATGTGCTTATGAAGTACAACAAGTCGTCAACGTCAATCACTCCGTCAAAATCAAAGTCGGTATTACATGCGTTATAACATGGGTCATACCACGTGAAGTTCATAACCTTTGTATTTAGGCATCCAAAGTTGCCTATCACGTGCCATAGCGATGAATAGCCTGTGCTTAATGTCATCATGCCGCCGCCCTGAAATCCATTGCAACCACTATCGTGAATGTCGCACCTCACTTGTCCGTCGGGAAATGGCATTGAATACGAATAAAAAGAGTTATTCGAATAGCCTTCGCCATGAAACAAGGTGTCGCCTGTGTTGTTGTGGATAAAGTCGAATGAGAATTCCGATGCGTTGCCGTCGGTCATCCAACTAAACACACACCAATTTTGCGCCTTCGCGCCCGAGATAACAACGAGCAGCATTGCGATAAGGAATAGTGTTTTTTTCATTTTAATTTTAGTCTAAATTCTATTTGTTTAATAATCGCTTTCTCAATGTCTGGTCCACGCTTTTCGAGAACGGTTTCAATCGCATTGGCATAAAACGGGAACGGTTCAATTCCGTTCTTTGATATAGCTCTGGCAATTAAAAAGGCCGCGCTTCGTCTTGCTTGTGGAGTGTTCTTTACGAAGCCTCCACCTTTTCCACGTAACCTAATGTTCTTTGCCTTCATCCAATCCAATATCGGATTCAGCCCGCGCCCTTTTCCTGTGGCTTCAAGGCCTCCGGGTATTGGCAACTTCGCGCCCTTGCGTCTTCCCTCAATCACGTAGCGAATATAGTCAGCCGCCTCACCTTTTGCGCCAAAGTCGAATATCGCTTTGCCATATCTGCGAGTGAGTTTAAATGTCAGGTTGTCCTTTAGGTTACCTGTTGATACCGCCCTACGACGCTTGCCTTTGACGGTTCGCGTCGCCCCGAGTTCACGCTGAGCAGTCTCGACAACATCGTTGGCAATGCTTTCAAGTACTTCGCCTATGTAATCGGGTTCGGCCATTACTGTGTCCTTTCGATTATGTACGACCAACCAGCGATGGCTGCGCTCGCGCCGGTTGCGCCGTTGGCCAATCGCAACGACATACGATCTCCCGCAACAACATCAAAGTTATTTGCGCCTGAGTTAAAAATACCCGCCGCATTTCCTGCGGGTACAGTTGCTCCAACTGAGGTGTCTGCAAACGCACCCATTCCGGTAGCCTTACGAATTGTCATCACCAAATTACCAGACGCCGGTTGCGTGCCTTGTGTTAGGAAGTAAAAGTTCTTAACCGTCCCTGAGAAAGGAATGATCGAAGCCCTTGCTGCTTCTGTTGTAGAAAACGACGCCTCGGTATTGATTGAAGCGTATGTCGTAACACCCGCACCAACCACTGTGCCTTGCTGCGCACCGCCGTAACTCACGGTATCAACTATACCAAGTGCTGATCTTAATTCGGCTGCTGTTAGCTGGTCTATTGTGCCGTCACTGTTTACTCGAATGTATCTTGCGGCTGCGGGTGTTGACTGTGTATTGATTGCCTCACCTACTGCGGTCGTGCCAAGTTTGGTTTTAATCGTTGTCGCGGTCTCGTCACCGGTGTTCGTGCCCGAGGTGTTGCCAATGACGGTTAGTTGCGCGTCGGTGACGTAGCGTTTGTTGGATGAATCCGAAACGTCTGCTGTTGTAAGTGCATCAAACTCTACGTCGCCACTTGTGATGTTTGTCAACAGTAGTGGCTGCCTGACTACTGCCGTGCCGCCTTTGATCTTGGTTGTAACAACCATTGCGCTACCTGACGCAGCCGCGAAACCGCGTTCACTTGTGCCCGTGATGTAGAACATCGAGGCCACCGATCCATTCAAGGTGATGGCCTGACTATTGCCGCCGTTCACGCGTTGAAACACTTGGTTGCCGGTAGATAGCAAGTTGAGCTTTGAAACGTTCTGTATCGTCAAATCATTTCCACTCGCCTCAATTGTATTGGCTTGTGTTAGTGTTGAACCGGTTGTAAGTGTTGACTGCAGGTTTTGATTTGGCGACACCAAAGGTGATGCCGGCGCACCAAGTCCTGTGACTGTTGTACCGTCTACCGAGATTTTGACAATTGGATTGTTTGGATCTGCGTTGTCGGTGTTCAATCCCGTTACTGACTCAATACCCCCACCCGCTCCACCCGTCGCGCTGATAGTAACTGAGCCGTCGCCGTTGTCAACAATGTTGATGTTCGAGCCTTCAACGAGGTCGAGCATGGTTTGAACCGCGTTATCAACACCATTCACCTTTAGCAGAATCCCGCCTGACCCGCTGCCGGATCCACCACCCGAACCCGAACCGCCTACTGAGTAAGTCGCGGGTATGTCACATGCGCTCCAATCGTAGGGAACAAGGATTGAAAGTGAAATTGTGACACCTGATAAGTAGTTAGCAAACTCATCCGTGAAGGGCGTGATCGTTGGTGTGGTACTTAGGTCTACATCTTCACCAAACAAAACATTGCCGTTTCTGATTTCCGCGATTAAATCAAGCGCAACCTGCATCATGTCGCTGATGATTTCGCGGCGATGTTGTGCGGGCGCGTTCTTATCGCGCGGCAAGTCCGCAAAAGTGATGTTGAAGTTGTACGCGATTTCACCTGGAGAGGGGTTGATGTCGCCCGGCTCTGCGTGCATAAGCGGGTACGCCGTCTCACTATCTTGGGTGTCGATCTGCGCCGTGTTGCCATGGGTGAACCTACCCTGTTGCAAGATGTAGTGACCAGAAGCAAATGCTTCGAGCCTGTCAACGATGTTGTTATATGTGCGTCGTGTGTTAGCCATTCAATACTTTGTTGGTGCGTTCTTCAAGTGCTTTGTCCTCGGCGTAAGTCATGTGTACAAACGCTTCATACGCGGGTCTTTTCAATACGGCGTCGAACTTCGTGATGTCGTGACCTGCCAACACTTCGATGATGTGCATCCACCCATATAGTGTCGCCACCGTCTTTTTTATTTGTTGTTCTTCGTCGCCTCCATCGCTTCCTGCTCCAAATAGTCGAGGGAATTTTGCGACAGTTCGTTTGCGATAGTCGAAAAAAAAAGCAGTGCGGCGTTCACGGTGTCCATATCAAGGCGGTCAATGAAATACTCATGCGCGTTCTTTTCGCTGTCGTATGGGATTAACTCATACCACTTGCCGAGTCGTTTGTTAACAGGCCTGTACAGCACCGTGAACAACTTCACAAGATATTCATGCTTGCCTTCCTTCCATATCACGCGGGTCAGGTCGTCGAGGTCTACGTGTTCTGCCAACGTCATTGATTCGAGGGCGGGAATAAATGAAAGTCTCACGCTCCGGAAACCTTTCTTTAATCGAATGTGTCTTTTGAGTTCACCCCGAGTTTGATCAATCACGGTTTCGAAGGTGCTGATCACGTAGTTCGCGGCCTCTGGATTCAATCTCATCACAGCCTCGCGGCTTCTGCCTGTGGCAATAACAAGGCGCTCGATCTCGTCAACGGCTAATTTGTAGTCGATGAACTGCCTGAGTGTGACTTGCGATGGATCTGCGGGGAGGTTTAGCTTCATGCGTCTTTTTTAGTTCCTGCCTCGATATAACCACCGTACTCAATAAAGTCAAACGTAACCGCCACAGCTTTAATAAAAGCAATAAACAATGTTATTACAAAAAATACGGGCGATACTATCAGCCTAAAAATAATCATTACAGTTTTTCTCATGTTATCTGTTTTTAAATGTGATCGCTTACAACGACTTGAATTGGCGAAGTCGCATCGCCTGCGTGTTGGTGTCTTGCCTGCTTCGGTTTAAAGTATTCGAGGACTTGTATATACATTCTGCATCCGATTTCCTGCGTTTCGGGATTGTTGCTGTTCATAAACTTGGCAAGTATCTCATTAAACCGTTCCGCGTGCATATCAGTAAGCGCCTCTCCAAGCGCCTCCCATTGTAAAGTCTTGACGTTTTTTGTGCCTTGCGGCCTTCCGTTCGGATTATTCGTGTGTCCCTTCGGCATCTTGCAAATTTTTGATGTTTACAAATATATAAAAATATACTTTCCCCGTCAACATTGGTGTTTCATCGGTGGTAATTACGCACCACCACCCACTTGCTGCATCCGTTTTACCTCCTTGATCATATCGGTCAGCACCGACTTAACGCAAGGCGGGCACGTTGACACGGGCTGATTTTGTCCTGAAACCTTGTTGAAGTATCTGAACAACTTCTTATTCTCATCACTGGTCAACGTTGATTTGCCCTCCAAAGATAAGACGAATTCAGTTATCTTTTGAATCTCGGCCTTGTCAACGTTATACGGTAGCCACTTACCTGCAGGGCAACTGCTGAACCGGTACTTCGCCTTCCACTTCATAACGCATCCGCAAAGTTTGATCTTGTTGCGATAGTGTGAAACCTTTTCAGGCGTCACGCTTTCGCCAATGATGAGCGTACCACAACTGCCGGTTTCGGGTTTGAACCATTTACAGGCCTTACATGTCGATATCCGCTCGTTAAAAATCGCGGGCGGCACTACTGGTATGGTGAACATATTTTCTCAGGTTATTAATTGCTTTGTGTACTTGCTGAACCAAAATACTTTCCTTAGTCTGCATCACGCGGGCGCACTCCTTGTAACTAAAGTCGGGCATCATCCACAACCTAACGAGTTCGGCTTCGTATTCATCGAGTGACCTAATCGCCAAGTCCAAATTTTCGGCCGTCATGCGTTCGATCAGGTTCGTGGTGTTACTACTTGCCTGCTCTTTACTGAATGCCTCTATCATTAGGTCTGTCAATTCAAAGTACCTACGCTTGGACACCTTGCCGTGAACGTGTAAGTAAATGCACCTGTTGAGGTAGTATTCAAGTTTGCCTCGTCCGAAGATTTCCTTTGTCGATTCAATCCTACTTTCTTTTAAACAGTCGGCAAGTACGTCGTGTACTATGTCGCCGCTTGTGTCGGTTGGTTTCTTGGCCTTGAACAACAGGCCATGCACGCGCGACTTTAACACAGGGTACAACCTTTCAATCTCCTTCTCAAAATTATTTTCGTCGCTTTGTTGCAAGATATACATTTGTATATATATTTGCAAATGTAATAATAAATCAGAAGCCATGAGCGAAACCGATATTGAATTGGAAACGGAATGTAGCAACGAGGCATAGCAATCAGCATTGCCTGACTCATCATCCCTACCCTACAACCACCCGTCTACTTGACAACTAAAGAAACGAAATAAATTTTACGATAATGAATACAACTGAATTTTTGAAGATTTTACCCAATTATTTGGGATGCCAAGTGCAGACTAAAATTAGACGGCAGACTGAATTGGGACAACCTATGAAAGCGCTAAAGGCGAGGTTTGTTTGTTTCGATCTTTTCTACACGGATAAGATTAGTGTACAATTGGAAGACGAGCCTGACATAATGAATCAAGATATTCAGGATTTAGCTAACTGTAAACTCATTCTCCGCTCAATCGATCAGATCACGGATGAGGAGAAAATTCAACTGAATATTATTTGCTCAGACACAAAGGGCATGCCGACAGAACCTGAAAATTGGGCAAGCAAACATGTGATTTACACAATAAATAAAAGCGCACAACAGATCAACTACCTGCGCTCAATAGGGATTGATTGTGATGGATTGATCGAGGCTGGATTTGCGATAAAGGAGGAAACAAAATGACAAACTTCGAATATCAAATGCGCAACCACTACGGAACGCTAAAACAATTTCGTGAAGATATGAAGATCAACCACATCACGGCGGCGCGTTACTTCAAAGACCCCGACCGTATTCAACTGCGTTTTTTCAAACGGCTTGCCGACAAAACAGGAATCCCGATTGAGACTTTGATATCGGATAAAATAGTAGGGGAGGGTGAGGAATGACCTACATACACCCAACGGCGATAATATACCCAAACGTTCACATTGGCGAAAACGTGTACATCGGTGCTTACTCAGTAATCGGTGCGCCGCCGGAACATCCTGACGAGGTTGACCCGCGAGACATTGATGACAATGATTATCATATTCGTGGCATACATGGCGTTTCAATACACGATAATACAATCATTCGAGAACACGTCACTATTAACGGTGGTTTTATTAATGATACTATAATCGGAAAGAACTGTTACATCATGTGTCACGCTCATGTCGGGCACGACACTATCATTGGTGACAATACTACACTACACACTTCGTCGGTAATAGGTGGCCATTGTCAAATAGAAACCCGCTGCCGCATCGGACTCAACGCCACGTTACACCAACACACGAAACTTGCTAGCGGTACAATGGTAGGCGCTCAGGCATTCGTTAAAGGCAATTGGAATAAGCCGTTCCGAATACTCGCGGGAGTGCCTGCAAAGGACATCGGGCCAAACCAACGACTGATAGATAAACTTGGAATAATTCAATAAATAGATAACATGAACAAAATAGGAATTTGCATACCGCTATACCTACGCGGTAAACCCACGAACGAACACTACGCGAAAGTCATTCGCTACTATTCGTCTTATGACATCACATTACACCTTTGCGGTTCGGAAGGCGAACTATCTCGAAAGTTCTGCGAGCCGTTTTTAAACGACCGCGTGAAGTATTTCGAAATAAAACAAAAGGCGTTCTGCAATTTGTCGAAAGCCGATAGCAACCTCAGAAAGAAGTTTAACGATTCACTTCAAACATTCAAAGGCATGGACTTGGATTGGTATTGTCTGGCTGGTGCGGATGATGTGGTGTGTACCCGTGTGATGAACGGTTTGCTGACAGAGACCATTTATAAAAACGACCGTAAACCAATTATGGCGGGCGTAGAAAACAAAGCGCACAGTCTTATCATCGTTCCCGATAATGAGCCGCCATACACGGTGGGGTTGTCTTATGGCGTAGCCTTACTACCTGGTCTTAACTGTTTCAATTTTCACGCAATGGAAGTAAGCGATTGGAAGCCTTATAACGGTCAAGGCTGCGAAACAGGTGCTGAAAGATTTATCTTTTCTTGCGGCTCAGTTGTCTCTTACTTTGGCAACGTCGTCGTGTTCAAAGGCGACGAAGTGTTGAACTCTAACGCGAAGATCAAACGCAGCCATGAAATTGGTGAGTTGAGCGAGCGGCACAAGACCGTGTTAGAAAATATAAATGAGAGGATTAATAAATAATTGAGAACATGAGTAGAAAATTAGAAGGTAAATCAAGCAAATATTTTGGAGTCTGTAAAATAAAAAACCCCAAAACTAGAGCGGGAAGGCCAAGCATATTTTTATTTCATGCGTGTTTTCGCACACCAGAAGGAAACTGGAGTAAATATTATAAAACCGAACGCCAGGCCGCCATTGCTGTTGACATGAAACTCATCGAGATGGGCAAACCGCCCCGAAATATTTTAAAGCCCGCTAAATGATCGAACTATTCCCGCGCCAACAAGAGGCCATCAAATTACTCTCGCGTTATTCAGACGTGGAGCAGTTGCTTTATGGTGGCGCGGCGGGCGGTGCAAAGTCGTTCCTCGGTTGTTATTGGCAGATCAGTAGACGTTTGAAATATCCCGGCACTCGCGGCCTGATAGGACGGGCGAAACTTGACACGCTGAAAAAGACCACACTCAATACTTTCTTTGAGGTCTGTAAGCTCATAGGCGAGCGACCACTTCGCGCGGGCATCGAGTACGACTACAACCAGCAGTCGAATATTATTAAGTTCTACAACGGGTCCGAAATCGTTCTCAAAGACTTATTTTATTACCCGTCTGACCCTGACTTCGATTCGTTGGGTTCACTTGAAATCACAGACTACTTTATCGACGAGGCCTCACAAGTTACACAGAAGGCGGTCAACGTGGTTTCATCGCGCGTTCGATACAAACTACGTGAATTTGATTTGAAGCCCAAAGGACTGCTTACGTGCAATCCATCGAAGGGTTGGCTATACTCTGAATTCTACGACCGTCACATGAAAGGCAAGTTGCCTAATGACTTAGCCTTTCTTCCTGCGCTTCCACACGATAACCCGCACTTGCCCGAGTCGTACTACCAAACGTTGTCGCGACTACCTGAGAACCTTCGCAAACGTCTACGTGATGGCGACTGGAATTATGATGACAGCAAGGACGCCCTCTTTAAATTCGAAGACTGCGCTCGAATGTTCGAACTACCAATGCAAGAAGGCAAAGGATTTATTAGCGCCGACGTGGCGGCAATGGGTGACGATATGACTATCATCGGGGTTTGGAAGGGGTTGTCACTAACCCACATCTACGAAATAAAACACAAGTACCCGCACGAAGTAGCGGCGGCCATTCGTGAGATAGCGACGCGGCACGGCGTGACCATGAACAACACCGTTGTAGATAGCGACGGTTTGGGTATTGGAGTACAAGGAATACTTAAATGCAAGCAATTTTTGAACGGTGCAGCCGCCAAAGACCCTAAGCGATTTAAGAATATGCGCTCGCAATGCTATTACATATTAGCCGAACACGTCGAACATTCACGTATTACAGCACACGTGCCCGCACATAAGGACGAAATCACGCGCCAACTCGACGCCGTTCGTCGCAAAGACATGGACAAGGATGGTAAATTCGCAGTAGTTCCACGCGAAGAAATCGTTCAACAACTCGGCTACTCCCCCGACATCGCCTCCATGATGATGATGAGAATGTATTTCGAACTAAACCCAAGCGCTGGAGCATACAGTTTCGGTTCATTCGGTTAAATTATTTCAGTCTTGAAACCCGCACCAGTCGCGGATTTAACAATTTTGTTTTGACAAACTATAAATTTCTTTAGGATTTAAGGAATAGTTGTATATATCTTTGTCGGGTAATTAAAACAAACACTTATCACAATGAACACAACAATCACACTTAGCACAGGTAAAAGAGCAAGAGTTATTTACCCATTTGCAATTTGCACTTCACCACTAATCAACATCATTTCAGGCAAGCGCAATAGAGTTGCCTCAGCACAATGGTTTCCAACAACTAAAAGAGTTGGCGCGATAGCCGGTCAAATATCGGAACAAGAAGTTTCTGAAATCACATCTCACTTTATTAATTGATTAACAAATCCACCGCCCCACCCTGAAACAAAGGCGGGGTTTGGCGATTAAAAACAAATACTTCACAACATGGAAATCTATCAAATCGACCGCGCTATCAGCGCCTGCGAAAAGCAAATCAAAATCCTCGAACGACTTCGGGAAAGGACAAAGACACTTGCGAATATGGAACGCCACATGAAATTTTATTCAAACCCTAATTCTGTTTATTACGGCATGGTAAGCCTGCGCATCAAAGACGAGCGTCGGATCGAAATGCTCAAAGGCCAAATCGCGGTATTGAAGTCGGGGCTATTCGCGACGTATCGCACGGCTATTACTCACGAAGAAATTACACAGGTATGATCAACATTAGCCACACGGTGACACCACCGAAACCCTGCGCGACATTCAACGAATGGGCGTGTTACATCCGTAGTCAGTCGCTTGAAAACAGAATCAGCGACCAACTCCGCAACAACGTAGTGAAACAATTTAATATTCAACTTAATAAATTACAGAAATGACTATTGAACAAGAAGCTATTTATGATGGATATAAAGGACATTTTAAAACTACCATTGAATTTAAAATGATGAGACAATTGTCTGACAAGGAAGCCAAGAAAATCAGAAGACTTCTAACAGCAATCATTCACGTTATTGAATAATAAACAACCACATTAATGAAACTCTACATCAACATCGACCGCGCTGTCGAACACTACAAGCGTGTAACCGGCAAGAAACTCACATTGGCGCAACTCGGGAAGGTCGTCTTTAAAGGCGAGCGACTTTCGACCAATTCACAGGAAGCCTACTTATCGCAATGGAATAACGGCCAAGCCTTGCAACGCTGCAAAATCGTAAATTTTATTAGGATTTCAGAATTCACGGGCTTACCTTTGGCGGAACTAATTCAAACAAAATAAATACTTACAATGTCAAATCAACTTCAACACATTACCTCAACCGAGGTTCAAAAACCTTTTGAAAATTCCGAATCGTTTCAACTTGCACAGCGTATCGCACAGGTCTTTTCATCGTCTGACATGGTTCCCGCCCAATACAAAGGCAACGTCGCCAACTGTATCATCGCCCTCGAAATGGCGCACCGGATTGGAAGTTCGCCGCTCATGGTTATGCAAAACCTGCACGTCATACAAGGCAAACCCGCGTGGTCAAGTTCATTCCTCATCGCGACACTAAATGCCTGCGGTAAATTTTCACCACTTCGTTATGAGGAAGATGATAAAGATGGCGGCAGAACTCGCGCATGGGCGCTTGAAAATCGCTCAGGTGAAAAGCTGTACGGCGTTTGGGTATCAATGGAAATGGCAGACGCAGAGGGTTGGACAAAGAAAGGAGGCAGTAAGTGGAAGTCAATGCCGGAACTCATGCGACGTTATCGCGCGGCTTCATTTTTCACACGTCAATTTGCTCCTGAAATTTCAATGGGGTTGCAGACAGCCGAGGAAGTTATCGACGTTCATGTGAAGTCTGCGGAATTGACGCCTGAAAGCACAGGACTAACAGAACTTCCTGAATCAACGATGAACCAACTCAGGGCGGCAATTGCAAGCGGTCAAGACGAGTACCAAATCCGCGAAGGTCTTGATGCGGTCAAACACTTGATGACAGAACAACAATTAAACGAAGTCGAACAATTATTGCAAGCAAGATCATGAACAGAATAATTAAATGTCGAGGCAAGCGAAAGAATAGTAGTGAGTGGATTTTCGGAGCAATTCGTTGAATCTGAAATCATCGGCAACATTCACGACCAAAAACCATTGGAGGACAAAGCATGAACCTAAAAGAACAACTCGAACTCGACGTAATTCGTCAGGCGTCGCAGAATTCAATCGCTTGGGACAAGGTGAGGATCGGACGATTCACAGGGTCTGGACTTGGCAAACTGTTCACAGAACCAAGATCGAAAGCCGACAAAGACGCGGGTAAAATGTCACAAACTGCACTAACCTACATCGAAGAAAAGGCAACCGAGATCGTCACAGGTGAGGCCGTTGGTGAATTCTCATCGAAGGCGACTGATTGGGGCAACGAATGGGAAGAACACGCCATTCGTGAACTCGCGAAGTCGCTTGGTGTAAGCGATGAGAACCTGGTTCTTAAACCTCACTTTGTCGTGTATGGCGACTACTCAGGTGCATCGCCCGACTGTTACATGAACATTTCCTTCATGAAGATCGGTGGCGAAGTGAAGTGTCCATTTAACAGCAGCGTTCACACATACAGGCTTCGACACGTCCGCAACGCGCAGGAACTCAAAGACGAGGAACCTGATATTTATTGGCAGATCCAATCCAATATGTTTTTTAACAAGATTCCGCTTTGGTACTTCGCCTCGTACGACCCGCGCTTTCCTGAACATAGAAGGCTGCACAAATTCGCAGTCGAAGCCAATGTAGAAGATCAAAAGTTAATGCTCGACAAAATGGAAAATGCGCTCATCTTGCGTGATGAAATCGTTGAATATATTTTGAGCAAGTAATATAATAATCAACTAAAAAACAAATACGAAATGAATCTAAAACATCAACGGCTCGAAGCCGTGCTACTATTGGCGTCTGTGGAATTTAATATTCCGCCAAATATAATAAAGTCGAAGAGTCGAAAAAGACCTGTTGTATTCGCCCGCAATGCTTATATTTACGCCTGTCGAAAATTGTTTGTTGGACAATATTTTATTAGCGGTTCAGAGATTGCGGAACACGTTGGCAGGGATCATTCAACGACGGTTCACTCAACCGAAACATGCACTAATGACATGGAGACTAATCGCATCTACCGAAAGTCAGTTCACAACATCATCGACAAGTATAATAATAGCCCCGTGTCAGAGGACGTCGATACCGAGATCAACATGGTTCGGGCGCAGATCGAACTGTTGACCCAACGCCTGACGATTCTCAACGAGCTAAAAGAAAGAACTTATCAACATAACGAGGTTGTACAGGTTAGTTGAGTATGTTTGCAATGCCGCCAACATGAATAACAAAATTACACACCCCCTTCCGGACAGCCATATGTTGGCGGCAATCTCTTATGAGCTTGTCTGTGTTGGGGGTTATTCAATTTCCAATGGCTAAAGATCCCGCATTTCTATTTTACGCCTCCGATTTTTTAACCGGAACCATGTTTATGACCAATGAACAGGTCGGGTTATACATTCGGATGCTTTGCGCCCAACATCAGCACGGCGGGCGAATTGATACGAACGTATTACGAACGCAATGCGAAAGTATTACGGGGGGCATACAAGTATTCAATAAATTTCAGCACGATGAAACCGGAAGTTACAATGAGCGATTGAATCACGAAATGATTTTGAGAAAGGAAAAGAGTCTGAAAGCCGCAGAATCAGTGAAGAAACGTTGGGAAAAACATAAAGAACAAACGCAATACGATAGTAATACGAACGTATTACGTTCTGTAAATGAAGATGAAAATGAAATTGAAGATATAACTGAAGTTAAAACTGAAAAAAAACCGCGCTCAAAATTCGTTCAACCCGAATACCAAGAAATTGAAAGCTACATGCGCGAACGAAATTCAGTTGCCGGCGGCGTATGGAAGGAAGATAAGGTCGTAACCGAGGCTAAGAAATATTTCAACTACTATCAGTCGAACGGATGGCGTGTGGGCAAAAACCCCATGAAGGATTGGCAAGCCGCCGCCAGAAATTGGATGAACAACGCAAATCAATATACCTCAAATACAAATGGAAGACAGCAACAACAAGCAGACAGCGCAGATCATCGCGCAAGAAAAGAGCAGATACTTCGCGGAGCCTTCGGACAATCAAATGGCTTCGCTAATGAAGAACCCGCAAGTCAAGAATATAGCGCAGGTTCGTAATACGATAGGCGATGAAGCAACGAAGGCCGCCGTTTATGTCATGGTTGACGACTTGCAGAAGTCTATCCAACTCACTCAGGCAATGACGCCGTTTCAAATCGACGTAGCCGCAGAAATCATTTGCAAGGAGTATTACTACCTAAAACTCGAAGAAATTCGGCTGTGTTTTGTCAATGCCATATCCGGCAAGTACGGCAAGATTTATAACCGTATCGACGCGGCTGTGATCTGCGAATGGTTAGCGGTTTACATTTCCAAACGAGCATCGGTTAGTGAGCGACTGAACGCCATTGAGCAACAGACCAACAACATCTACGACGTATTCAATAACGATGTCATGGCCGACGCCCTTCGAACGGTTGTCGATAAGTTGACGATGAAGGAGGAATCTATGGATGTACCCTTTGAGCCGAGGCGTGACCCGACGCCGTTTGAAAAGCAGATTATGGATGAGTGGGATAAGTTGGAGAGAGACGAGACCACCCCGCAATTTAGGGTTTATGGCAGCAGCTGGTACGATTTCAGCGCATACCGCATAATGCGATACAAACAGGAGTGGAATAACCAGGAGGACGAAGAATGAAACACAACGAATCTAAACTTCAACAGGCCTGCGTTCGATGGTTTCGGATGCAGTACCCCGACAAAATTATCTTCGCCATTCCCAACGGCGGCAAGCGCGATATCAGAGAGGCGTCACGACTAAAGGCCGAGGGTGTTCTTGCGGGTGTTCCCGACTTGTTTGTTCCTGAGGCGCGTTATGGTTTTCATGGATTGTTCATCGAAATGAAATTTGGCGACGGTAAAATGACCGAGGCGCAGGAGAAAATTTGTGAAGATCTTAAAAATCTCGGCTATGGAGTGACGACAATTTCAACTTTTGAGGCGTTTGAAAAATTAATGAAGTCATATTTTAAAGACTAACATGAGCAAATCCGAAGTATTCCTACTCGACTGCATCGAAGGCATGAGCCTTTACCCAGACAAGCATTTTGATTTGGCAATAGTTGACCCGCCTTATGGGATTAATATGGCAATGGGGGTTTGAGGATTACAGAGCGCAGTTGAAATTGTTTTGACAACAAAAAATTAATTTTGGAACTAACTGAACCTTATATATATTCGCCCCATGTTTGGAAACAAAGATCAACACCTGCACATCCACATTGAACAGGATCACTCTGTTGCAATTCAAATCACACAAATAAACAATAAACTCGATCGTATCATTATGAAACAAGACGAACTCGTTCAAGAGCTGGCTGCTTTGAAACAACAGTCACTCAAAACAAATGCTGAAATCAACGCCAAACTTTCTGAGCTGGCTGCCGCGATTGAAGCACAAGGAAATGTTACACCTGAAGTGCAAGCCGCTTTGGGTGAGTTGAAGGCTGTGGTACAGGCAAATGACGACCTCATTCCTGATGCGCCTCCAGCAGAAGAATCACAAGCGTAAGACGAAGCCCTAACTGGCACTTGAATTTTGGACAGAAAAGCCCGTCAGCAATGGCGGGTTTTTTTATGCCCTGACGATTACAATTTTTTCGGAGTTGGTAAACCTGCAGTCGCAATGTACCCAAGTCGGGGTGTCGCGTAAATCTTCCAAGACAGTTATCAGTTGGTGATTGATCAACATTTCTTCGTTCTGCATGATGATGGAATGAATTTGTGAAGGCGTCATTCCCGATATATGAAAGTCGAAACCCCTACCGTACTTGTGTTGACTCCACCTCGCGCCCGTTGTTTCGTTCCAACGTCTTAGTCCGCGTTTGGTGAACTTACCACCACGCCACCAATTGTTGATTATCATCGGTTTTCCGATTGTCTCACGCAAGAACTGAGCGGCAAGAACTATTCTGTGGTCGATTAATGCAATAGCCTTTTCACCACGCTCGCTGTAAATGTCGGGCGTGATGAATTCATCCAGGTAAAAGTTATCGCTTATTTTGACTCGATTCATTTGAGCATGTTGCGGATGGTTTCATCTTTTCTTGCGCTACCCTTACTCGTGCCGTAGTAGTATTCGCGAATACTAATGTATGAAGAAACAACGAGACCACCAAGTAGCATGTCGAACAGTCTTTCGTTGGCATTTGGAACTTCAAAGAAGGAAAGGAAAACAATCATGTATGCGGTGGCCGCCAATGTGAAAATGGCAATTGATCCCTGAATCCAATCGCGCTTTCCGCCCGAAACCTTCATGTATTCAATTTCACGACTGCGGGCGTCCTGTTTGTCTTGAACTTCGAGCCTCATTTCTTCGAGCCCAACCTCCATTCGTGTGCGTTCGATTTCCATCGCCCATTCAAGGCGCTTTTCTTCGAACTCGGCGGCAAGGGCACGCACGTTCTCATCGTTCTCCTTGCGTTTATTGAGGAGTTCGCCTACACGCTCAACGGCATCGACACCTGTGATGTCGCCAACAATTTCGAGGACATCGCCGGCAATGGGTTTAACCTTCTCGCGCATGAACGTGGCAAGTCCTGATTGTTTGAGGCGCTCTATTAGTTTGGGTTTGTCGCTCATTTCTTTTTGGTAAAAATTGAAAGAATTCGACCGAATATTCCTTGGTAGTTGTTGGTGATGTATATCAACATCTTTTCGCCAAGTAGCGTGCTGATTGGCACAAGATAGCCTGCCTGCGCATCCCATCCGTTTGCGGCACATAACGCACTAACGAGATAGCCCGCGAATATTGAGACGCCAACAATCCCGAACCATTGCCAAAGCGACATTTTACGTTTCATGCCGATTTCAAAACTTATTTTTCCGATTACACCAATGGCAGTTCCGACGATGTAACTCGACCACTTAGTAAAGAATTGCACAAGTTCATCGTGATAGTGCTGCATATACTCATTTTTTGGTTGTTAGGTGTCGTGTGATTATTACTGTAATGATTACAATGGCGATGTTGAAGGTCAATAAGTCATTCCAATGGTAAGCTGTGGGATCGAAAAATAATTCGTCTAAGACTTTGCCAAATGCAAGGAATGAAATGACATAGCACACCTTTGAAAATACGCCTGAGGTTAGAGCCGCGATGATCAAAACAAATACAAAAGTCACAATTGCATTAGACTGCATATAAATGTTTGTGGCGTCGATCTGCTCCTGTTCAGTACCGTTTGTTGCAAAATGAACCGCAAGGTGTCCAGCTATTGATAGCAGCAACCCAAATACAAAAGCTAAGTGAATGATTATTTGTTTCATCTTCTTACAATGTTTCGAGGGCGTGGGCCGGTGATACCAAAGTATGTCACGTTGTTGCCGTCAAGGATAGTTTTGTCGGCATTGACATTTACTATCTCATCTTCCTTCATGGTATAGAGTTCAACTCCGGGATGAACTTGATTCGAACCCGGATTTAAGATATAAACCGGTTTCGGATCCGGTGGACAAACCGCGATAAAGTCCTCGCCACCGAGTGTGAGGATTGCGATTTCATCATTTGCTTGTAGTCTTTTGTTCATTGTCTTTTTGTTTTGCGATGAGTAGTTTTTTGTATTCGCGCAATTTAAGTAAATATTGTTTTTTAATTGGCGTCAGTAGTTTCATCAAAGTGGAAGTTTACGTAATAGGTTGCGATCAGGAATGTACCCCGTGCGACTTGATTCGCTGTTGCCTGTGCTGAACGATACGGCGGGCACGGTTGCGGTCTGGCTAATTGGTGAACGTTGCTCCTCTGTGTTGGTGCTGAGCTCTGGAAACAAGTCGCTGTTGGCACATATCCACTCACTCAATCGTTTAGTGTAGTATTCAGCATTGTTTCGGCCTGAGTCAAGCAAGCGATTAAGTGTTGAATTGTCAATCGGCTGCGTGTCGTCGCTTACGCGTTGGTTGATCGTTCCGTTGTCGATCTTGTACGTGCAATGCGGTAACGCTTCGTAATAACACCACCATGCAATTGCATCGGCCATGTAGGTGTCGCGAAGTATCAAGTAATTGCCGGTAATAGTTCCCGCTGCTGTATCGGTCACGATCTTATTGTATAAGGCGTCACCAAGATAAGGACGCACCCATTTGTCCTGTGCAACGTAGGCCGAGCTGTTCATTATGCTGTCGTCAACAGGTGAATTTATGGGCGTGATCTTCTTGATGTAGTCAAGCGGGATCAGTATTTTTTTGCTTGGGATTGCCATTATCTTCTTTTGTTATCGGGTAAAAATCCTTCGTATGGCATGTCGATCGGTAGCTGAGCAACCAACTTTTCATTTCGTATCTTATAGCCTTGCGCCTCTGCTTTTCTAACCGCGATTGTTTGGGCGTTTGGGTTGTTCACGTCAATACCAAGACCTTCGGCTGATACATAGACTTCCTTCTGCCAATAGTGGTGGCACGCACCGCCGCCTTTGTAGAACCAAATTGAATAGTTGTTTACACCATTTGGCCCCCATCCGGGATTCACGGCCTTGTTTTCCATGGCGACAATATCCTCTTTGCGGTATAGTTTGTCGGCTGATAACATCTTGCGGCAGAACTCGCGTGTGTTGTCGCGAAGTTCGCCTTTGTAACGATATCGCGTGATAAACAATTTGTTGTCGATTTCTTTGTCTTGCTCGCTGCCCGCGTTCGGTCGTGCGGTACCGGTTGAAACAAAGTTCAACTTCATTTTAAGTTCGGCGTCGTGGTCGTCGTCGTGTTCGGTGTCGGTTTCGAATGAGTCGATGAGGATGTAGCCGTCTACACCGTCACTACCGAGTGCGATAAACTCGTCGAGGTCGTCTTTGACTTCTGAAAATTGCTGTGGTTTAGCCTCGGTTTGTGCTACTGCTTGCGCGGGCGTGATAAGGTCAAGCGGTGAGTTCGGGATTATTTTGACTTCACCCATTTTATTGAACCTTTGAATACGGTTGAATGAGTTTTCGATCATTCGCTGTTTAGGCTCAATCATGTGGGCGTTGAACAGGGCAAAGCCGACTTTCATTTCGTCGGTGTTTGAGGATAGGCCATTGCCGCTTTCGGCAATACCGAATATGCGTGGCGTAGTAACGCGGTGGCCAATGAATATGCCTTCGAGACTTTGACGGTGCGCGAGTTCAAGGTATGTCGTGTTGGCCTCCGTCATTGGGAAGGCTTCAACGAGTGGTGACGTATCGGTTCCAGCCTCGTTAAAAGTGGCTATGAATTTACCCGTGTTCTTTGCGCCTGATAAACTACGCTCCCATTCGCGAAGGATCTGCGCCTTTTGATCGGGTTCTGGTATGCCATTTCGGAAGTTTATGATGAATGATGGAAACAAGCCATTCAGAAACGAGTTGACATTGTACAATGCCATTTGTCTCGCTGTCTCGATGTGGTTTATTGCACTCCAATAGTCGGGCTTTGGGTACTTGTCGAGGCCGTCGGTTGGTTCGGCGACGATGATGCAGCCGCGTGACTGTTCTTTTTCCCTCTCTTTAAATAGCGGAATAAATATTGGTTTATTCGCTTTCTTAGTGGTGTCGTGCCAATCGCGCGAATAAAATAACCCCGTGACGTAGTTCGTGGCCTTGTCAACCGCCAAACGGCAGGCCATGAAAGGAAGGTGATTTACTCTTGTGATTTCCGTGCCTTCGACTGAACGAATGACTTCCAGGTAAAAACCGCCCTGCGTTTTGAGGTCGGATGAAATCGCGGGTAGAAGAGGTGCAAGGTCCAAGCCGTCCGGGCCACTCAAACCCTTTCCTGCAATCATGTCGCCAATGGACTTGCACAAAGCGCCGTGCACAGGTGATGAGTTTTTAAGATCAATTAGGTAGGCAGGGAAGTCGTTGTCAGCACCATAAGTCAACCAGCCATTGCGATCAACACCTTCCTGAGTTGACACAGGTGTGTAGACCTCAAAGTTCATGGTCTGAACGTTGCTTTTGTCCTTCTTAACTTCGGGTTTATTGATCTGCTCGGTAGTCATCTGCGGTGTTGGCTGTTACGTTGACAAATATAGTAGGGGTTTCGATCAAAACTGTACCGCGTTCAACAAGTCCGACAACAACTTCGTCGGTCGGGTCAAGGTTCGAAGAACTGTTTTGACCATAGACTTTGTATTCGTAGAAACCACCCGAATCTAAACCCACGGTTGTAAGCGTGAGTTGTGTGTAGCGTGCGTTATCTTCTACGATTGTAGGCACTTGCGCGAGGTCTTGTCCAAATGCGCTGTTTTCCTCGCGTTTGATGATGAGAAGGTAATGCGTGAAAGTGTCTGCAAAGTATTGCCTGCCCTCATCGAGTGTGAAGTAGGCTGTTTGATTGGCGGTATCGGGTTGTAATTTGATCATTTTACAAAAAAAGGGCGGGCAAATACCCACCCTTTTTATAAAGATAACATGAGATACAGAGATTATGAAGCGCCGCTATATGGTGGCGAAATCGTGATGTCAGCGAAATTGTCGAATGGAACCGTTGTGTAAGCCTCACACTTTTCAGCGGGAAGTGGTTCGTCGGCTGTGAACGTAAATTCATAACCGTTGAAGTCTCCGCGCGCCTGACCTGTTGCGGCCTGACCCGCAGAAAGGAAACCACCTGTCTGACGACCTGCGCAGAAGATTTGATCATCCATTGTTCTCACGAACATGATCACCTTTGCGCGTGACAGTAGGTTGAATTCTTTTCTTTTGGCTGCGCTCAAACCACCCAAACGAAGGGTAACGGTCTGCTGAAAGAAAAGCGTGCCATTTTCCTGTGAAGGCTGCGAAGCATCGGTAAACGAAGCTGAGGCCTTTAGAGGTACATAGCGATAAAGTGTCGCCGTCGGAAGCGCGTCAATTTCGCCCGTAGTGCCATCGAAAGTAATGCCCGAATCGAAATTATCCCAATTGGAGAAGAACACTTCTTTGACACCGCCCGCACCTTCGAGACAGTCTGTGGTAAATCCTTGTGTTAATAGACAAGCCATGTTGATGTATTGTTGAAGGGCGGCTTTGATACCGCCCCGTTATTCATTTGATGATTACGACAAGCCTACTCCGTAAGCTGCGATTTCAGAAGTGATTCCGAGTTGCGCGCCTGCGTAGAAACGTGTCGAGATACGGACATTCTGTGAAGCATCGAGGTCTTCCATGTCGAGTACCTTCACTTGGTTCATGTCGCTTTCGAGCCATGTACCGTACCACAAGTTTGAAGGCTGTACCATGTACATGGTGTTTGCTGCCATACCTGGACAAACCTTGATGTCGTACAATCCCATGTACTTCAATCCTTCCATCTTTGGACCGAGGTTCGCATACCAACCGTTACCGGCTGCGATTTGCGCCTGCATGAACAATTCCCAAGTGGCGTAGTTCATGTAGATTGCAGGCTTCTCAGGCGATGCTTTCACAGCAACAGGAGATTTTGCAATCAACAGGTCAATTTTTGCGATGATGTTCGCGGCAGTCAACGCCACAGGCGACGCAACAAAGTTGATGTCACCACCAGCATTTGCGTCGATCAATGTACCGAGGCCATCGAATTCGCCTGCTGCACCATTTACACCCTGCCAAAGCACGCGCTCCATGTTAGCGGCTGAGCCACTTGTAACGCGTTCGAGGATAGCGGCGAGGATCTGCGCATTTACGCGACCGCTCATCACGTCTTTTGTTGACCAATCGGTGAAGAAATCTTTCTTACAGATTTGGCGCTGCACCTGAAATTCTTCAAGTGTCAAAATGCGTTCTGTGAGTGCGATCGTTCCCGTTGGCGTGAAGTCACAAGTGCCTGCGGCAAATGTTACGTCGTCAACGATTTTACGAACGACCGTTTTATATGGTACGTTCTGCTTAACGGTTACGTGCTTAGAGGACTCGAATCCAATCAGCGCAGGCGCAAGAATCTCACCGGCCAATTCGCCTGCATAGGTGGTAGTGAGTGATGTAGTTGTTGCCATTTTTTATTTGTGTGGTGAGATTTTACTTTGGTGATTTTTCTGTGAATTTCAGGAACCATTCTTTAGTTCCTGCTTTCGGTTCGTCGTCAGTCTTTGCGGTTTTACTTTTGTCAGCAAATTCCTCGGTCACGCTTGATGCAGACGCCTTCTTTTTCAGACGCTCAACTTCGAGTGTCTTTGCAGACAACTGTGCGCGGGTGTTTGTGAGTTCGGTTTCGTTCTCTGTGTTTTTAGTTTCAGCCGCCGAAAGTTTGGCTTCGAGTTCAGTTACTCGTTCGCCCAGTGCGTTGATGAGTTCCACAGCATCAGACGACATTTCTTCCTCAACAGGTTCTTTCTCTCTGACTTCTGCAACTTTGCCATCTTCGCCAATCACTAGCATTCCACCACCTTCGAGTTCGTACTCGCCTGCGGTTAGTGGAGTTTCAACGCCACCGTCCTCGATCTTGTACGCATCAGCGCCCGCGCTCCATTCGGCTGCGGTTGTTTTGATGATGGTGCCGTCGGCCAACTTAGCTTCGGCCATAAATTCAAGGGGCTTGTTTTCCTCGAAAAGCATTTTGATACCGAACTTTTTAAATTTCTCGGCCTGCTTCGTGTATAGTTCTTTAAGTTTGTCTTGTGTTGACATCTGTTCGTGATTTGGGGTAAAGTGTTAAATCAGAAAATAAATTTGTGTTGACTATACATTTGTATATATATTTGTCGAAACAAACAAATACTTACACAATGTCAGATTCAAAAATGTACACGAAGGAAGGTAGCGAGGTATTCGTTACCGATATTTTGAGCAAAGGCTTTTTAGGTCACTTTGCAACAAGTGATAAAAGCACATGGGCAAGTGATAATAAGTTTTATTTTGACGCACTTTTCACATCACCACAACAATAAACAATAACTAAGCGATGAAACCAACCCCTGTACAAATAGCCGACACCTTCACGCCCGACGAGGAAGGCGGCACTCAACACGAGGTCACCTTTCCCGATGGAATAGTGTTTATCACCTACGAGTATCGTGAACACCACTCAGGCGATGGCATAAATTCAGAACGACTCGTTGACGGCGCTGACCTGAGCGTGTCCGAAATGACGTGGAGCCCTAATGATGATTCGGGTAATATCGAGTACAGTCGGGAGGAGATCAGAGAAATGGAGGGACTTTATTAATCAATTAAATAATAAACAAAATGGAAAAAGAAAAAAACTGTGCGTTTCAATATGCAAAAATGAGAGAAGGTATTTTTAGAGATACCAAAATAGTTGAAGATAAGTCAGAGTTGACACTTGACGAAGCTAAAAAACTTTGGAACGCACATTTTGCTGATGCTGCAAAGTGGATTAAAGATGGCAACACCGTTGAAATGGTTATTTGGATTAATATGGGAACTCCGCAATCATACGGTGATACTTTGCAGTATATTTCAACTGATGCCGAAAGTGATGGTGTGTCAATTTGGGAAACAAAAAAGTTACATTTTAAGCAATACGCTGATGCTATGGTGTAGGCTTAGGCTTGCGGCTAACGGTTTGCAGCTTGTTGTCAGGTTGCCATTAGAAGGAGGCAATTAGAAAGCATAAATTTTGATTAACCGATAAATTAAATTGATATGACAAAACCAAAATTAACCGTAGAACTTGCCTCTTTTGGCAACCCTGTGTTAGGCGATAGTAGCCCGACTTATATGCAGGAAATTATGAACAATGTTGTTTGTGAATTACAAGCAAAAAAAGAGCAAGTAATAAAAGACAAATTTGCAGAAAAGGGATTTGCTCATTTGCTTGAAAATATAGATACACGCAGGTTTAAAAAAGTTGTAGTTGAAAAATATGATGACTGTGAAAAATGGTGGGTTGACAATGGAACGGATGAAGGAATACTAATAGTAACTTTTTTAAATCCTGTACCACAATTCACGAACAACATTGACCGAGAATTTAAAATGACAACGGAAATTAAATATTACTGATGAACTAAGGGCTATTTCGCCTAACGGTACGGGGCTTTATTTAGGTTTAAAATAACTAACGAAAATATGAATACAGAGGACAAATATACAAAGGCAGACATGATTGACTTCGGAAAATTATGTAGTAGCAACCCGCAAATGAATGAGGAATATTTATACGGACAATGGATTATACCGAAGGATGTTATTTTAAACTTGAATAAAGCCCCTGTTAGCGGACAGGTTTGCACCTGCACCACTGCAAAGGAAATTGGTTACCCGAAATGTTTAATGTGTGGTAAGGACTTGGTGCAAACTTTACGCTAACGGTTCGGTGCTTGGCGAAGAAGCGGAAAAATAAACCCAAACTTTCGATTAAGCCTAAATAATACAAGGACAAAACAAACATTAAATTAATAACCGAACCCGCTTTTTTGCCAAACAC